TTTAAAGTTCGTTGTTAGGTTGTTTTTCTGTAAATTCCTTTACTGCAATAGATAGGTACTTGTTGTTAGCTTTGCTAATCTTTACCCAGCCAGCAATTTCAAATAATTTGCCGTCTGCTTTAAAATAGCCCTGGTAGTCTGGTTGCTTTTCATTTTTTTTGTTTTCTACTTTGTTCATTGATCCGAAGCCATCAGCTAGATCTTTTAGATACTCGTTCATTTTGTTGGTTTTAAAAAGTGATAAATTTTAAATAGGTAAAAAAGTATAAAGGCGCTAGTATACGTTAAAATACATACTGGCACGCTAACTGCAATAAAAAATATTATTGCAGCAATTCTAATTAATTTGCGTCGCATTGAAAACTATTTTCTAATCTTTTAATTTCAAACTGGTAATGCTCTAAAGCCGCGTCTATTAATATCCTTATTTCGAAACATAGATCAAAAGGTAGATCGTTTTCATTTAAGGATAAAAACTTACCAGAACTAGAATAGAAAAAAAATGTGCATTGTTCGTAAGGTGATAAGGCCCGCAATGCTTCCAGGCGTAAAATTTTGTGTTGTAAGCTGGCAATTTCGCCCAGGATCTTACTGTCGGTTTTTAATTGCATAAAATAGGGTTTTTGTTTGTCTTTGGTAAAATTATAGTAAAAACGATTAAACCACCAAATTTATTTTTGTAGGGGCATAAAAAAGCCCAGTGTAGATACACCAGGCTTCCTTTTTTGTACTAGACCATTGAAATTTATCTAACCAACTTGCTTCTTATGCTAAAAATAGCGCTTTTTCTTCTTTTCTACGGCGTGTAAGACCTGGTAAAACTACCTTTTCACCTCTTACAGTACCTTTATTCCAGCGGTCAAACTGGGCCGCCACTTGATCCTTTGGCGCGCCGCTATTAAGTAACCTTAAAAGCGTGCTAGATTGAAATGCGCCAATACCTACGTTATACACGAAACTGGTTAAACTATCCAGCTGGTTTTGGTTAATAGGTACCTTAACCAGTGCTTTTATCTTTGGCACTATTGACTTTGTTTCCCTTCTTAACCACTCAATAGCCTTTTCCTGGGTAATACTATCACCTAGCCTTACTTTACGCTTTGCGTCGTAATTATAGGTAGATCCGTACCCTATTGTAGGTATTCCCACTGGATCTAAATAAGCGTTTAAATATTTGTTTATATCGTCGGCTTCAAACTTTTTGATCAGTTCCTCGGCCTTTGCTCCTATTGCCATTGTGCTGCTTAATAAGATTAACGCCACAACAGTAACCACCAATATTTTTTTGGTTTGGCTAGTCATTATGGACGGTTATTTAAATTAATGTCGCTGTCTTTTGCTGCAAATAAACCTAGGCCGCTTAAAATGGCTGTAATACCAGTTGGCACGTCGCCTTTTAATACTGTTGCAACCCCAGTTATTACGGCCCCTAGGCCAAATAAACTTGTTTTCCAGTTTTTAAACATATTGTTACATTTTAGTTACAAAATCAAGTTTTGTTTCAATGCGCGCCAGACGATCTAATATTTCAGTATTGGTATTATTGTGCTTAGATAAATCACTTTCAATCTTATCTAAACGGTTTTTAGTTGTGAAATAAAACCCACCGCCAGCGGCTACAAAAACTACAATACTAAATAACAGATCCGTCGCCATTTTCTTCTTTTAATAATTCACGCGCTACCGCATTGTAAGCGTCGGCCGCTGTCATTGCTGCCGTTAAGTTTTCAAATAAACCGCTTTTGCTAGCTGCGTCTAAAATTTGTTTTAAAATTGCAAGTGCTTGTTTGGTTTCCATTGGTTTGTATTTTAAAGATTAATTAAACTAGTGTAATATTTAATTGACTTGCGGCCCACTGGTACGCTGCCAGGTTAATATCTGCGCTGGCACCCCATACGTCATAATCAGGTTCGCTTATTGTCAAATTTCCGTCTGCCAATTTAGTAGCGTCTGCGTCTAATAATTGATAATAGAATATTGCGCTATTTAATAAATTGTCATTAATGATAATTAAATTAAAAAGGGTTGCGGTTACTTCTTGTCCGTTAACCCATATTGTAATTGGATCTATTTGTTTCATATTTTAATATTATACTATTGTAAAAATTTTCCATAATCCACCCGAATAAATATAAATACCCACTGTACCATCTGTTTGGTAAATAATCAATCCCTCGGCTGGTGAAGCAATAGCATTTTTTTGTGCTAATGTCATTCTAGGGGGTAGGAAGCCTTGAGTAGTACTATCTATTTGAACTTTTGCAGAAGCGTTATTTGAAGCATTACCACCAATATTTAAACCAACACTATTTACTCTTAATCTTTCTGTATTTGCAGTATATAATATTAAGTTTGAACTTGTATCATATCCTACATATCCACTTTGAGCATTTGTTGCTCCATTATAAGCTAATTGCAAATATGCTTGAGTTGTAGATGAGCCAGATTCTAATTTTAAAACAGTATTAACACCTAATGCACCTAATATATCAACTGTTCTTGTTGATGCAGTTGTACCTATTGACAATGTTCCTGCCATATAGTTAGCAGCCGTTCCTGCCATATACAAGTTCCATCTATTAGTTCCACTTGGAATATCACCAAAGAATCCATAGTTAGAAGTAGCACCTATCATATTTGCTCCAACAAATACACCAAACTGATTTGTTACAGTAGAACCTGCTCCAAATGTTCCTTGTTGTATATTGATATGTCTAATAGAAGCAGCAGTAAATGATGTAGCAGCAGTTGATGCAGTAGTTTGTAAATAGTTTGTTTGACCTGTTCCTGTTGATTGTATTGTACCATCTAATAAAATACCACCTGCTAAAGTATTTGTAAATCCTTTTGAAATTCTTAACATAATGGTATCAACACTTGTATTGCCAATACCTAAATTTCCTGCCATATAGTTATTAGCAGTTCCATTCATATATAGATTCCATCTATTAGTGCCTGAAGGAATATCTGATCTAAATCCAAAATTTGTTCCTGCTCCTATTAATGTATTATCAACATAAAATCCAATTTGACTTGTAACTGATGAGCCTACACCAATAACACTCTGTTGTGCTAAAAAATGGAAATAATCGGGAAGTGTAAATGATGCTGCTTGTGTATTTAATATATTTATAATACCTCTACCAAGTATTGTTACATCTGATTGTACAACACCAGCTTGTGATATACCAGTAGAAACTGTATTACCAGTAATATTTTTATTACATCTAATTGTAATATTTGATGCGGGAATAACACCTATACCAACATTTGAAGATAAAAAAGTATCACCATTATTTTGTAATTTGTTACCTGTGTCTGTTGTGCTACCAATAATAAAATTTCTTGCGGCACTTATTCTTGCAGCTTCTTGTACGTTAGTAGTTCCATAAATACCAAATAGCATTGGGCTTGAAGTAGTAGAGCCATTAAATATACAAAAATCCCTATCAACACTACCTTGTATGAAATTATTTACAGCCGTTGAAATACCTAAACCAACTCTTTTTGTCGGCCCGCTTTCTAAATTATCAATACGAAGTGAAGGAGCGTTTGCACCTACTATCTGGATCTGATTGTCGCCAGTTGCACTTGCTACTACTAATTTGCCAGATCCAACAGTTGAAGTGCCAATTAATACTTGGCCCGACGTTTTTTTAACTGTTATTGCCGCTTGTGCGCCTATTACGTCAAATAATTCAAAATCATTTGCACCACCATTATAAAAATTACCTATTCTCCATAATGCTGCACCGCTTAATTGAAAAGCTATTCTGGTATCATTAATTGAAGTTTGGTTTAATTGTAAAATAGTGCTTTGTGTGCTATGTACATCTAACGCCGTTCCAGGTGCATTTGTACCAATACCAAGCCTATTTGTACTAAAATCAAAAATTAAATTGTTGCTTTCACCAATACTTGAAGTACTGTTCCAAATTGCTACACGATAAAGCGATCCGCCACCAGTTACAGTTCCCGCACCTGGGCCGCCGATAATATCCCATCCAGTGCCATTATCACGATAAAATTCAAAAGTATTTGTACTAACAAAGATCCGCCCAATAAAACCAGCTGCGGGCCTATTGGCTAAAACGTCGGCGTAAAATGCTGGCGTTTGTCTTTGGTTTAATATGGATAAATCTATTTGTGGCATTATTGTATATAATTTTTCTTAACAGTTACTAGGTTATTAAAACCACCTGAATTTATAAAGTTAGCAAAAAAACGGCGCGTTGTAAATTCACCCGCGTTACCTTCTATTTGTAAACTTTGATTTTGTTGCAATACTACGTTTTCAATCTGTACTGGATTGGTACCGTAATTAATAAATAAAATACTATTACAGTCGCTTGTAACGTAACCGCTTACGTCATACGTTGTAAAGTTCACGTCGTATCTTATTAGTTCCGCTGTTACTTTATAATCGGCCATTTTATTTTTATTAAAGGTGAAAGTAAAATTAAATTGTGTAAGGTACGCCCATACGCTTTACGCCGCTAACTTGTTGAACATAAAAGTTCTGGTATGCATCTTCTTCCTTATAAGGTAATACTCTAGCTGGTGCGCTAAATTCCTTAATTTGCTCGGTAATTGATACGCTTTCAGTTTGTATTTGCGGCTGTAATAATGCAGCTGGCGCACTTGTCCCTGGTTGTTCTGTAAAACCTGGTTGCTCAATTTTTAGCGCTTCTTTTTTCTTGTACATAAAAAAGTACCAATAAGCTGCTCCAGCTGCTAGTAATAATATTAAATTTTTGTTTTTCATAT